ACCTCTCTTATATTGAATTTACGCCAAGATAAACCTGTACATTGCCAGTAGTCACGGTACCACCTTTATCAGCCTTAATTGCTATCCTCTCGGCACCTTCAATTGGAACAGAGAATCTAAGAAATTGGTTTGTAGTATTACCCGCTGTCAATTGATGTGATACGGTCATCGGTACAAAAGTATCTGCGCCATTTGCTCTAACAGGTATTTGTAGTGGTGCCCAAACGCCACCTAGGGATGAATTATAAACATATACTGTAATTGTCATTGTCTGGTCGGATGTATTTTTTACTAAAACGTGTAATGTTTTTTGCGAATGAAAATTTTTAAAACCATGAGTTGCAAGTGTTGGGGCTGCTTGAGCATCGGTTAGTGTATAAGCTGCTGTTGTTCCGCCTGGATCTGCGATGTTAACGACGTTTCTTGTTCTTCCACCGGCTGTATGTGTATGTACTGACATTTAATTCTCCATTTTACATTAATTAGTATTTTTCTTTTCTTTTTGCTCTTTCTTTTTTCTTCGCGCAATAGCTTTTTGCTTAGCTCTGCGTTTAACGTCGGATTTTTTCTTGTGATGTCTTCTGTCTTTGACTTCCTCAATCAATCCTAATTTCTTAATTTTTCTTGTGAATCTCTTTATGAGTCTTTCACCACTCTCGTTTCTGCGAGGTCTTACTTTATGATTTACAGCCATTAATCCTTTCCTGATAGTTTTTGCCAGATATTCGCAGAATGACCAGAGAAAATACTAGAAATGTCAACACCGGGGTCGCTTGGAGCAACTCCGTCCAAAGGACCCTGTCCACTAGTGGATGATGGAGCAGTAGTAGGAGTAGTTCCTTCAAATAAATTAACACCATTGTAAGCATCTGCTCCGATGGAATCTAAAAGTTTTCTCTTTCTCTCTTTGGCTTCTTTCAATTTTCTCTCTTGTTTTGCAAAATCTTGCTTGGGTTGTTGTGTCCTGGTCTCAACAATTCGTTCAGAATCAGAGGTTCCCTTCATAACTTCACTAATGATAGTAGAAAGAGTGCCTTCTTCGAATATTACTTCTTTGATACACTCTTTAATTAGCGGCTTTAACATTTTCTTTAATTCGTTTTTTTTCATTTAATCCTCAAGTATTTTCTTAAATAAGTCATCAACGATGTTTTGTTTAGCTTCATTGATTTTGTTCTCGTACATTCTGCCCTGTTCTTTTGGATAAACGTAAGCGTTTGGTGTTGAAGGCTCAGACACCATGTCAAAACAGATGAGTTCAAAGTCCTCTTGAACAACAGTACTTCCCATTGATTCCTTAACAGAACCAAGTCCACGAGAAGAAATTCCAAGTTTAACACCGGCATTAATCAAATCTTTCAAAATACGACCAGAAGGCGTATCAAGAACTTTAATTTTGCCCATTACATCTTTACCTTCCCACCAAACGTCTGTGACTAAGTGGGAAACATTTTTAAGATTAATGACAGAATCATCAGGGTGATCAAGTTCACCACAGGCACGATTGTCTTGTACAATCTTTTTGTAGTTATCCATTTCACGTTTTAATATCTTATAGGGGTAGGATCTTCCGTTTCCGTTCTTCTTATCAGCAGTTTGCAGCCGACCAGACAAATAAACCACACCATGTTCCATCTCCCTCTTCTCTCGCTCGGATAAAAGATCACGACAGATCCCGTCTTTGCAAAGAGCATTAAATTCTGTTAATAACATTTTTTTCATTTATATCTCCAAATAATGCGGTCTCTCTCCGCTCGTTTCAGGAACCTGAACAGCAACGACGAACAGGTTGTAACATCCATTTCTTACTAATCATTTTTAACTCCATGTTTAAAACCGAAATCATCAACCAGCATTGATAGCATGTAACTTGTACCTGCTGAGATACAACCGCATAAAAATGCATTAATTAATGAATATTCAAAGGTAAATAGTTCTGTAAAACCATTTATCGCCCACATAAACACACCAACCCAGAAGCCCATACACAAAGGGCAATGAAATAATGTGTTCCATTTCTTTGTATAATCCTTCTCTGGTCTCAGATCTTCAAAGATTTTTCCGTAGATGAGAATAAAAGTCATGCCGTAACAGGCGAGAATAAAATGTAATGTTTCCATAATAACCTTTAATTTGATAGACTTGAATAAATCTGGCCGAATCTAGCTGAAGCTGCGCCGAAAACTCTCTCTTCAAATTTTGTTTTAGATAAAGTTATTGCTTTTACCTCATCATCGGTCATTCCTTTCTGTCCGGATGGGAAAAAGTTTTTCTCATGATTTTCTTTATATTTATTTAAAAGCATAATGCCGGCTGATTTGTTTGCTTTTTCAAAGGAATGGTGCGAAGCATTTTTTGCATCATGTTTCTTATAGGGTGTTCCACAATCGTCTTGTGGATCATCTGGTGTTTCGTATGTTGTATAGTCAAATTCATCATTACCAGCATCAGTTTTTCGTTTTATAAACTGAGGACTGTTGGCCATCTTATCCCAAATTCTTTTAGCACCAGATAATGTGCCGGAATATTTGTCAGATGTTAAACCAGCATTCATTGGAAGAGCAGCAAAAGCCAAAGAATAAAGCTTGTTTCCAAAGTCTTTCCCCCGTAGGGCTGGTTCTACATAAATTGCAGAAACTTGAAATGTATTTGGAATGCACTGCATCAGGTCATCGCCCGGCTCTGTTATTTGCATAGCGGCAACATAACCTATAACATAGAACTGTTCTGGCTTGTCTCCTCTAGATTTTACTATTTTACCGGGTTTTATTTTTCTGTATAGAATTATGTGATGTTCTTCATCATCGTCATCCCAATGATAAACACACTCTTCTGTTTCTAAAAATTCATCGTCAAAAGGAACATTCGGCGCTCCTTCTTTTAGTAAAAATCTTTTCCACTCATTAAGAATTTTTTTCATTTTATTACTCCATGTTTTGTAAAAACTGAATAAAAATACCTTTTAACATCTCGGTTTCCATCCCAGCCTTTTCAGCGGCAGATTTAATTTTATTAAAAGTGGTGTTAGCTTCTTGCTCTATTGCTCTTTGGGCTTCGTCGATCATAGCGTTGGTGTCTTCTTCTTCATGAATTTTTATAAATTCTTCTTTTATTAATTGCTTTAGTTTTTCTTTTGTTAGTTTCATTAGTACATATACCTCCCGTATAAATAAGGAGCAAACATATTTTTTCGGTGGATCGATCCTTTTTCTGCCTCATGAGGAACCTCACCCAACTCAGTTGCATGTTCTTCATCAGGGTTCAATAAAGCATCATCCATCATTTCGTCATGATCTTCCAAATCTTCCATCATGGGCTTTTCTTCTTTAAACCACTCTGCTATTTGAACCAGTGCACTTCGCACCGAATCATATTTTTTTGAGTCTAGAATTTTTGCTTCCATAGATCCATAGATGTTTCCACCTTGAATAGAATCATAAGAAACAATTCCATGCTTACGAAGAAATTCAAATAATCTAGATTCTGCTCCGTATACACTATCTGTTAAAAGATCTTTTGCAAAAGCAACAATTTTCTTTTGTTCTTGCATGAGAACAATATCGATGTCTTTGTGATCATAAATCATTAAGTCTCCGCTTAAAGACTCTCTAGCTGTCAGCTCAAAAACATAATCCTTCATGCGATTATTCGTAATTGAAATACCAACAGTGGGCTTGATTTCAACACCAACATCTCTCTCTGTTGGCGTAATAACGTCAATCCCAGAGGGACTTAAAATATTAACGCGAACCATTATAATTCTCCCATCAAATCTTGAATGTAAAATAATTTCTTTACAAGTTTCTCATCCAATGGTTTTTTGGTAAAATCTTCTAAGACTACCGAGACTTTTTGGAGTTTTTCACGTTTTTCACGTGAAAAGGTGTCCTTACTGCTTGAAAGCTTTTCGGAGAGTTTTTCTTTTAAATTTCCCACTTCTTCATTAACGAAAGATTTTAGTCCAAGTCCGTTGTCTGCGAAGGAAGTAATATAATTTGTGAGAAGCTTTTTCTGATTTTCTTTGAGAGAATTCTTGTAAGCGTCGTTAAACTTATTCACAAAGGTTCTGTATGTGAGATTGTCTACATGTTTCATTTCTTTTTCTTGTGACTCGGAAGGAATAAGGAGAGATTTTACTTTTGTTTCAACAATAAGGCGAGACTTAGCATTTGGAATATTATCTTGAAACCATGAGCCGACTGTGGCTATGTCTTTGTAGTTAGGAACAAAGTTCTTAAATACATCAGCTCCAAGTTGCTGGTTTATCTGTGAGATTGTGTTGGTTTGTGCGTTAAATACAGACTTGCGATCTATCTTGTTGTAATCTTTCTTTGTTTCAATGAGAAAGCGATCCGTGAAGTCTTTGGTCATTTTATCTTTGTTTTCTAAGATTGACTTGTATAATTCTAAATCTCTGTGTAGTGGGGAACCATTTTTAAAGTTCTCTTTAATTATCTTTATAATCTTTGCCTTACGGTCTTCTTGTTGCCGAACTACGGCTTTTGTAAGTTCCTTCACAAGAGATTCGTAAAGAAAAGCGGTATTTCTTTTCTTATTGTGTTTCATCTGTATTCACCTTTTTTAGTAGACTTTCAATCAAGTTATCAACTTGCTTTGATGTTTTAAATAGTTTTTCTTCTTCTGTTTCCCTATGCTCGGTAATTCCGCGAGCCAAGGAGTCTAACCCACCAAAGCCTGATTTGCCTTGGAAAGTTGTTCTATATGTATTCCCATACTCACCGGTGGCCTGATTTTTGAAATGTTTCTTCCTGCCTCCTTTTGAGTATGAGCTTTGATGACGCTTATATTTGCCACGCTTATATGTTGGCTCATCATCGCGTTTAGCTGGTGGTTCAGCCAAGAGAACGTCGTCATTTTGATCACCCCCTTCGGCACCAGGGCTCTCGTCCCCAGCAGCCTCGCCTCCGGCATCACCACCTAAATCTAATCCTCCAGCATCATCTCCACCTAAGTCAAGATCTCCGCCGGAATCTCCACCACCCATATCTAATCCACCATCACCACCGCCTTCAGCGGGAGGTTGACCAGCGGCCTCAAGACCAGCAGCAAATTTTCTATCATAAAACATTTCTCTTTGCATTCTAATAATTTGCTCTTCAGAAAGGCCAAATAGGTTCTCGGCTACCCATCGTTTTGAGAAGTATCCTTCCGTAGCATTTCCGGCAACAGAGAATTTCTTATCCCAATGTTCAAGTTCTTGTAATTCAGCAATCTTTGATGGGTTATTTAATTGTAATTTAAAAGAAAGAAGATCATCATTGCGGAATCCCATTGTAAATAAATGAACGATTCCGATCTTCTCAAGTTCTGCTATAACAACTCTTTGAAGTCTTTGTATGGTTCTAGCAAAACGAATGTCTTTTTGAGCAAGTGTTGTTTTGTCTTCCTGTGCTCCATCTCCCATTGTGAGGTAAGATTGTGGCACCTTCAAGGCAGAAAACAACTTGTCTCGTAAATATTTAACGTCTTCAATGGTAGCAGTCATCGCGCCACCCGGAAGATTCTGTATGTCTGTGTTTGATGTTCCACGGATAGGAATGTAATAGTCTTCTTCAATTGATAAAGGATTATAACGAAGATCAAGTCGCCCGGTCTTTGGGTCTGTGACTTGGTGTCGCTTCATTTGTGTCATTACTTTCTGCATGTATTGTTCTACATCTTGTGGTGGAATATTCCCAACGTCAATTTTAAAAACTCGTCTCTCAGGTGCACGNACGATNCGNTAAGCCATCATTGCATCTTCTAATAGTGTAAGCTGTCTCCAGATTCTACGGGCTGGTTCCAAAACAGAAGTCCCATAAGGAGCATGCTTATCGTTTCCGAGAATGCGAAAGTGAGCCATTTGCCAATTTTCCAAAGTCATTCCGGCTGTATTCCACTGATACTGAACATAATTTGGATTTGTTTCGTCTTCACCTTCAAGTCTTTCGATCTCTTGTGGTGGGAGGCCGATACAAGCACGTATTCCTATTGCCTCTTCAATGTCTAAATAAA